GCTGAAGTAATTTGACTGTCTGCAATATGAGCAGTATCTATACTTCCGTCTACATAATGCTCAGAGTTTATCTGGTCATCAGCTATCTTTGCACCTGTAATAGCATCAGCAGCTATCTTGGCTGTAGTTACATTTGAGTCTGCAATCTTAGCTGTAGTTACATTACTGTCAGCTATTTTTGCAGTTGTTACTTGACTGTCAGCTATATGTTCAGTATCAATAGAACCTGATACATAATGCTCAGAGTTGATCTGATCATCTGCAATTTTAGCTCCAGTTACTGCGTCAGCATTAATCTTTGCAGTTGTTATAAGACTATCTGCTAAGTCTCCTGTTGCAATAGAACCATCAACTATTTTAGCTGAGTTAACTATTGAATCTTTTAAATCTGATTGTCTTATTAATTGTCCACCAGCTTCTTGAGCTGAGTACAACAATTGAGTTTGGTTATTATTTAAGTCAACTGCACGTATTGATGAACCAGCTGCATATTGAGCTTGAGCTGAGTCTACGTTAGTTGTTCTATAAATATGTATAGCTACTCCATTTCCTGGAGCACTATTAAAGACAATATTTGTATTTGAAATGGTGTAGTCATTATCTGTTTGACCACTTGTGTTTTCAGTTTTTAGTACGTTGTTAAGTTCTACCTCAACATCCGCATTCGATAAATATGGAAATGTAAAGGCAAAGGTTGTTGTAGAACCATTGCCTGTATAAAAATGTTCAGTTGTCGCCATTTGTTATTACAAACGTATTGTTATTTAGTTGGCGGGTGGGTTATCTGTAGGGCAGTAATAAATCAGATGGATTACTATCTCTGTTTTGATATGTGTAATTACTTGTTTCGTTTAATGAGGTTGCGTTTTGTATATTGATTTTTTTATCTTCTTGATATAAAAGTAGAGCTTCGGGATCGTTAGAAACCATTGCCCAAGCTTTTCTTCTGGCATCTAAAAATAATGAATGGATAATTTTATTATGGACATATGCTGTTCTTGGATTTATTTCTCTTCTACCAGCTCTTAGATCACCTTGCATCTTTTCAAGTGATGCAATAACTCTTTCATCAGTAGCTAATTTATTTAATTTAGCTTCTAAGTTTTGATCACCTATTGCTTTCATAAACTTAGATCTTAAACGTGGATTATCACTTAGATCGATTCCATCTGGTGATGAGTAGGTTGACATTCTCATGTCATAACCACTATTAAATAAAAGTTTCCTACCTTCACCTTGATCTAAATTTATATAGAAAGGACTAAATGCATTAAACATACGAGTTGGAAAATCCCAATCTTTAATTGGTTGTCCATTAAGCATGTCGTATTTAGTAGGTAAACCACCTTCAGGATCTAGTCCCTCAGTAATCAAGTTTCTATTTCTAATAGCATCTTGTATTCCAGAGTTTAATTCTTTCATATGAGGATTAAATACTTTACCTAATTCATTTCTTAGAGAAGAAAGAGGAATTTGGTTATTAACTAATCCAGCAATAATTCTTTCCCATGAACCAGCTTGACCTCCAAATAAATCTACAAACTGCTGTATTCCAGCCATATAGGATTTACTAGAGATACCTTGAGCAACTACTAATGCTAATTTCTGGAAATTATCTTCTGTCCACTCTTCTCCCATTAATTGGCTGTAATCACCAATGTCAGCAATAGTTGAAAGCATTAAGTTAAATGGCTCAAATGAGTCATAGCTAACTTGTACTCCACCTATAGTTATAGTTCTAGGTTTATATCCAGCATCAATCCATGCTTGTCTTTTTTGTCTATCAGCTGGTCCATTACCAGTAAGACCACCATTCATAAAGTGAAGTGCAGCCATAGATATAACAGAACCACCAATAGCTAATCTTCCAGCTTGTAATGCTTTTGCATTAGCTAAATCTTCTACTGTTTCTATACCATATTTCTGTAGACCTTTTAAATTATTAGGATCTGCAAAAGCTATATCATTCCACTCTTTGACTAAAAAGTTAAATCCTGGAGTGTGTTTAGCTGTTAGAGATAAACCGTTTACACCTGTTCTTGCAAACAAGAAAAATGGTTTAGCCCAAGGAGCTGATTCAAATACATCATTTAATCCTTTTGAGAATCCAGTTAAGTCAGTAGTTAATGTAGCTTCTTTTTTAGCAAAGATAGTTGCAGCTTCTGTGATATTACCGTCAGCATCTGTTATCTGAGAATAAAATCTATCTTGTGCATTCTTTAATAAATCGGGAGTTATCTCTGTTACATTACCTTTATTCAATTGCTCCATTGCTAGACGCATTGCCTTTTCTTTAGCTCTGGATCTTGCGAGAATATGACCAAAAGTATCATCAGTGGCAGCCATGATCTTTGTTGAATAAGTCAGAAACTTATTGTCATTCAATGATCTAGCCATGTTAGCCATATAGTATGCAGCCTTATCTCCAGCATCTGCCTTGCCACTGTTTTCTATCCAGTCACCAAATAAAGCCCACTGTTCATCACCTTTAGTTCTTTGAACATATCTTGTTTTAATCGTAGATAGATCTCCTGACCAGTAAGCATTTAACTTAGTACTAAATACTTTCCAAGCTTCTGGTATAGATTCAATCATTCCACTCATAGCAGCTAAAGAAGCTCTCTGTGTGGTTTTATCACCAGTAATAGTCGAACCAATTACTTGTGCAAAAGGTCTTAAGAACGTAGCAGTTCCTGTACCCATAATTGCTCTGACAGAAGTCTTAGGTCCACTAAGAACACTGTTGATCATTACACCTTGTAATTCTTTAATAAGAACACCAGTTTGTGTTTTACCGTTTAGTTCGCCACCTTTTAGTTTCTTTTTAATCCAAGCATCAAAATCATCAAAGTTATGGATATCATTACTCATTGATACCGCTTCATAATATGCTCTGAATAGACTGTCATCTTGATTGTCGCCAGCATATTTAAAAGCTATCTGATAAGCAGTTTTTGTTTTATCTATCTCAGCCTGTACAGCTTCTTTAAATTGAGCTTTGTTTGCTGGGTTACGTACATCAAGGTTTTTTAATTCCATACCTCGTGTATATGATGCTATCTTTCTTTGTACGACTGCACCAACAAGGGTGTCGTATAAGTTTTTAGCTGGACCATCTATATCTGCTAAATCAGCAATATCAAATAGTTCTCTACCAGCAATACCATGATCTCTAGCTTTTCTAAATAATGCACCTATTACGAAATCAGCTGCTAAAACATCACCTGTTTGCCAAACTTTCTTACCTTTAATAGTGTCACTTCTTGCATCAAATGCAGCAAACATTTCTGGATCTATATCTTCCAAACGTTCTCTACCATGCATTACTTCATGTGCTCTTCTTATAGAGTCATAAAATTTGTCTGATAAAGATTGACCTTTTTTTAAAGCAGCAATTTCTGCTTGGATTCTGGCATCTGACATGAATGGTTGAAGAAGTTCTACCATTTCTTTTTCTGCAATATCTGCACTTTCAGAAAGATTCTCTATCTGACGTTGAGTGAATGGACTATCAGTAGACCCATGCTGGGAACCCCAATCATTATCTATTCTTTGTTTTTGATAATAGACATCGGCTGGTTTACCAGTTGAGTTAGGAGCTGCTTGCCAAGGATCAGAAATAGGTTTGTTTTTATAAGCACCATATTGCCCTCTCATTGATTGAGCCTGTAATGCAGCTTTTTCTCCTATTTGTGCATTAACATTGGCTTCTCTAGCCATAGCTCTTTCGACAGCATCTTGTGTACCATCTTCTATTATTGTTCCGTTAGGTAGCTGGTTAGATTCAGGAATATATTTACCACTAGGTGTTTTAAACTTTTTAATACCTTTACCTAAAGCCATACCTACGCCATCAAAAACCACACCGATACCCATACCTTCTACGACATTCTTCAATGTCTTCATTGCAGGGTGATCATCTTCTTTTGTAGATAGTGGTGTATCAATAAAATTAAAACGATCTCTTAAAATACCAAGACCGTTATCTTCTTGGGAATATTTAGAAACTACATCAGAGACCGCACCAATTCCAGCACCTCTAACTAAACTGCCGAGTGCAGTAGTTGCAGCTGTCACGCCAGCTACTTTTGCAGCTGGGATAATGGCAGCAGCCATTGAACCAAAGTGAACAAGACTCCGTAGAGCACCTCCCCACCATGTTTTAGTTTCTATTGGGTTTGCATCATTTACAAACCAGTCATCCCATTCAGCACCATAACCTTCTTCAGTTTGTTGCTCTTGTACCATTTCACCACTGAACATATCAATGGCTCTTTCAGGTAAGGTGACAACAGAGGACGCAGTATCTTGCAATCCTCCGCCTATAGCAGATCGAATTTCCTTAGAAACTCCTCTTAGTCCACCTCCACCTTCTTTCTCTCTTGGATCATCGAACTCAGCCTTAGCTTGTTCTTGTTGTTGTTGGAGTAAAAGTTCTTGCTCTTTTTGTTGAGCTTCAACCTTTTCATTCTCCTCATAAATTTTATTGAACTCCAGCTCTGTATCTTGTAGAGCCTGAGCATCAATATCAATCTGAAAATCAGAACTCATAATGCATTACCGTAGTAACTAAATTTTTCTTCTTACTTTGTCTCTATCGAGATATTCGTTTATTTCCCCTTCAAATGGTTTCTTATTGCCTGTTGCAAATACACCTCTTTCTATCCATTGATCGCCATTCCAAACTATAAAAGTATCTTGATCAGTTCTTTGCCAATCACCTTTGCGAGGTTCAAGCTTACCTAATTGCGGAGTTTGTAGAATGTCTTGTTGCATTTCAGGTGAGAGATTCATAAAGTCTTCTGTTGAGATTTCACTTCTAATAGCAGAAGGATCTTCTTTTATCATTTTCTCTACAACTGCTTGTGCTTCAGGAACTAACAATGAAATCTCATCGTAGTCAATCTGTGCATCATCTTTAAATGCTTCAATCTTTGCTCTAGCAACTTTGGCTGGAGATGGATGATGAGATAAAAAGAATCGAACGTTAGGATCAAGTTTTTCATATGCAAGTAAAACATCAGACTTTATCGGTTTTTCTAACCCATTCATCTTGTTATAGATTTCTACTTGTTTATATTGCAGCTCGGCTCCCGTCACGCCAGGAATTTTGTCAGCAAGTTGTTCATAAAATAAATGTGTTTTACCTGTTGAGTATTTACTTGCTTGTACAACAATATCCTCAGTACCAAAAATAAGACCTGTATTAACAATATTGGGGTCAATAGTTTTTATATGTTCTTCAGCTTTAATTAGGTTTAGGTTTCTAGTTTTATTACCATCCCTATTAACAACTAAATGATCATAAACTTGACCATTTGTTCTTTTTTGAATATCTTGTAAAGCAAGAATATGAGCATCTACTGCACTGTTAGTTGTTTGCATATGTTTAGCAAACAGTATTGGATATTCTCTTTCAGCATTCTCTACAATATTATTCCATTGAGTAGATTCCCTTCCTGGAGCTACACCTTGTTGTTTAGCATGGGTTGTTGCAAAACCTTTAATTTGAGTCTTGGCTAAATCTTGTAGATCTTTTGATGGTGCTAGTGGATTACCACCGTCAGCAATTTTTGGTAAATATTGAGCTTCGACAAAAGGGTCACTTAATTTAAGAACTTCTTCTTTTGTTATAGGAATACCTTTATCAATCTTGTAATCTAATTGTGCTCTGATAAGAATATCGTCACCTTCTTCTTTTGCAAATCTGTTTTTTACAGCTTCAGGAAGGTTACTTCCACCTTGCTTTATATCCCAATTAGATTGTACATATTTAGCTAACTCAAGTTTAGTCATACGGGTATCTCGCCCGTCTTCTACCTTTTGTATATCTTCTACAAATCCTTTTGCATAGTTAGTTCTTAATAAAGCTTTGTTTTCAAATACACCTTTCTTTGCTTCTTCTATAGATGCAAGTACACCTTCAGCCCATAATGTATTCTCTTCACCGCCACCTAACTTATCTATAAGTAATTTGGTTTTATCTCCCTTAGCTGTAATTTCTCCAAAGAGTACACTTTCAAATTTATCAATATTAATACCGCCTTTCTTCATACCCATAAGTCCTATGTTTATGAATGCTCTTTCAGCTTTAGCAATATTTCCTTCAAAATAACCAACGTTGTATTCCGATGTTTCTATAAAAGATTGCAAAGGAGTATCACTGTTTAAAGCATTTCTAACTTCAGTTATCATTCTGCTTTGTTCTCCAGAAACATTTAAAGCAGTTATTTTGTTATTTTGAGTTTCGTAGAAAGCTGTTTCTATACCTTTAAAAGTATCTTTCATTTGGTTCTTAACGAACTTTAAAGGCATACCTACACCATCAGCGTTAGTGAGAACATATTGTTCAAAATTAGCGTAAGCTTTTCTTGCCGTATCTACGTCATTAATACCATCTGGATACCTTGAAGTGATAAAAGGCGTAAACTCTGTTTTTGCTCTTTGCTTTATCTCCTCCATCATAAGAAGTCTTCTTCTTGCTCCATGAGCACCGCCAAAATCTAAGGTTTCATAAGTAACATTATCACCATTTTTTAAAGCTTCATTTTTAATAAAGTTTTCAGCTTTTCCAAAATCAAAAACAGTATCTAATGCTGCTTGATCTTGATCTAAATCTTCTTGTGGAATACCTTTATATCTTTGACTTAATAAACCTTGCCTTCTTTGTTCTACTAAACCATCTGCTATCTTCTTCGCTTTTGGAGAAAATTCAATTAATTCTTTGATTAACTCTAATGGCATTTCGGCATTCTTCAGCCGTGTTTTATCATTCTCCTGTTCTAGCTCTTCTCGTCTGTCATAGCTTGTATTAACTGAGCCATAACTGTCTGCAAGAATTGATCCAAAATCAGGAGCTTCTGTAAAATTAAAAAAACTGTTTGTCATTTAGTTCCACCAATTAAATCCTGAACTGCCACCCATAGTTGCTATAGATGATCCAATAGATAAAGCATCCATAAACATTGCAGCTCCTACGTTCTGCATAACAGGTTGAGGTGGTGCAACATCTGGAATAGGTTTAAACGCAACCTTTGCAAATGCTTGATCTTTGAATTGTTTATACTTAGCTATTTCACCTGAACTCTTACGAGCTAACTCTCTATCATTCAGAGTTAATCTTCTGGCAATGTCACTTACATCTCTACCGTATTTAGCATATTCAACAGTAGCTCTTCTTCGAGTTGACTGACCTGTTTGACCAGCTGCTACTAATTTTCCATAAGTACTATCTTCTAATAGTTTTCTAAATAACTCTTGATACTTAAGCTGGGCTTCGCCTCTGGCATTGTCCATTGCTTCTTGTTGATCAACTCTTGCTTGAGCTTGAGCTAGACCAGCATTTTGTACGTCTTCTTCGTATTTAACTTTTTGAGCATTGTAAATAGATGTTGTTTGCATCCAGTTACGCTCTCTTCTTTCATTCTCGTATTTGTATCTTCTACGAGCATTCTCATTAGCTGTCTTAGCTGCTGCTCCTAAACACACGGCAAAACTCCATAAAGGATAAATTATTAGGTCCGTGTTTTAATTCCCGTAAAAATTTGAACCCTAGGAATCTGAGTAGTTTTATATGAACTCTGTTTCGTTTATCAACGAT